CTTGTCCCAGAGTCGCTTCGCTTTCTTCCAAGACTGGTATACCGTCCAAGAGGTCGGTAAACACCGCATATGCATGGGACCAGGCGCCCCACCGGCGCCTGACCATGAGAACGACTCTACAAGGTAAACATAGCCTTGCCGAAACGCCTGTCTGTTCACTAGTGAAAGACATTCTGCAAGGTCGATATATTCAGTTTGATCCTCACCTAACTCAAAGGTCAGGCTCCTTACTGCTGTCTTCATGGCTCCTCTTCCTCGCCAGCAGCACTTGAACTTCACGAGAAGTGTCAAGGATCCCGAGTTTATCACACAGGGCCGTTATCCCTGAGTAGTGAACAAAGTAAACCTCGGGTAGTTCCATGGCAATCGCCAGAGGCGACATGCCATCCACGGTGATCGCACGAAGAGCTCGGATTCTCAGAGACTCTCTGTGATTATCGTGCGGATCCACACGCCACTCCCCAATAGTGGGGAGTTCCTCTATTCGAGTGTCTTTCTTTCGACAATAGTCTCTTGCCTGGTCCCTAGTGCCATTCCGTTGTTCGTAATGTCCGGACCAGCGTTTCGCTACCTCTCCAATACGGAGAGACGCTGTCCATTCAGTGTAGGCCTGAATGTGATAGAAGCCTTTTGAATCGACTTCTATCTGACCATTCGCATAGCGAATACCATTGCATTCGGACAATCTTTGCCAGTGTTCTCTGAACTCTTCCACAACACCAAGGGTGTATTCATCCCAATCGTCTATTACGACGTCTTTTGGTATTGAAATCCCGACATGCCCTGGCTGGACTGTCACCATCCAGTGCCTATACTGGTTGGCCATAGGGCCACCTCCCATGGATGCGCAAACAAGCTGCACACTGCTTCAATCTCGAATCACTGATTTTGGTCGTGCACCAAGCACGCCCGCATTCCCTCATTGGATCACCAACACAGTTCGTTGACCACAGTGACATCGATGGCACCATCGAGGCCTGCGCTCGTTACACTTCCCGCAATGTCGCATAATGGCCGTTGCACGCCCCCCGCTCTTAATGTTAAGGGTTCACCGCGGTCCATGGCACACTGCTCCCCTAAGTTACCTGTTTCACAGGTTGGGTAATAATACGTTCACAGCCTAACGGCCGCTCCGCTATGACCCAACCTTTCTCAGATCACGGCCCCGGAGTGGGGTTTCCCCACCGGGTTTTGCCGTGAACCCACTTGCCTACCGAGTAAACATCGTATGCAAGTAATGCCCATCCCACGTATGGGATGAACCTGGAACCTACTTTTGCAGCTGCAAATCTCCACGCACTCGGTTGTGCGAGGAGACGGTTCAGAGGATAGAAGGATCTAGTCCTCCTTACTGTCCGGGTCCACATAGTGTCCCTTACCGCCCATTGAGCGGCCTCATGGGCCCTGGACAGACCGTAATACGGCATCATTGTTATTGCCGCTGTTTGCACAGCGCCGCCGCTAATCATCGTCAGTGCAGCCACTGCCTCATACCAGCCCATGTTATCTGGGTCTGGATCAGTATAGGTAAAGTGTTTCTTTCCAAACTTATACTCTGCTTCCAACAGCCAAATGGCTGATATCAGCATCACCGACGCCTTCCACTGCGTGGTGCTCGAGATGAGGCAGAGACAAGTTTCCTGCCTTTCTTTTTCCCATTCGGGTAGATCCAGCGAACACGCTTTCTTCCCTTCGAGAAGATCTTACCCTTCTTCCAAGTTTTCCGGCGTGCCATCAACAGACACCCCCGAGAAGATTAATCCCCTGGGCAAGTGCCCCAGCTTGCCAGAGGAAGAACACGATCACCGCCGTGATCATTTGATTCTCTTTCACCAGATTGAGAATCTGAACGCCTTTCGCCACATTGGCGACATCCTCGACTTTCGTCTCAGGAAGGCTCATGTTGACACCTTACCCATGGGCATGGCTGCAATCCCCTTGTAAGCACCAGGAGCAAGGTGGACGGTCAGTGTTCCCGTCTGGAGTCCGGCCACAGCCAGAAGTCCCAATGGGACCTCCCCTCCGGGTCCGTAGACTGTCTCCGTAGCTATCGGTTCCAGTCTTATCAGGTCATGACCAGTCTGTCCCGACTCCGATCCTCCTACGTAGATCGGGTTATCCCCGCCCTCAGCATCAAGCGCTCGAGCGTAAGGAGGCGAATCATTCAACCCCTCAAGGTGTTGAATTATATCTGGAGATACCTCTCCAGTATCCAGTAATTCGGTAGCCCAAGAATCACTAGCATCACCAGGGAGTTCAGGTTCTGACTCACCTACGGTTATCCTGGTATCTCCATACATCTGGATGATGGCATTAGAGCCATCAGTAGCCAGACCGCCGTTAGCCACGGCTGAATCATCTCCCAGCATGTGAGATGACATCTCTGACGGGGGTGAGGCTCCACCCGAAGTGGAAGCCACATACTGAGAATACCCCCATTGTCTCCCTACGTTCGAGAAGAGAACGCCTCCTCCATCCCTAGGAAGGAGATTGGAGGATATTGATGTATGTCCAACATAGTGGGCTGCATCAAAGAACACCTTGAAATCGTGGTATGCCGGATAGGCATTCCGTCCAAGTCCCTTGGACCCCTCACGATTCATCTTGTCCCAGAGTCGCTTCGCTTTCTTCCAAGACTGGTATACCGTCCAAGAGGTCGGTAAACACCGCATATGCATGGGACCAGGCGCCCCACCGGCGCCTGACCATGAGAACGACTCTACAAGGTAAACATAGCCTTGCCGAAA